TCAACCGACTCGGAAACCCCATCAGCTCCCCGGCTATTCTGCAAAAGCCGTGTCTGGCCGCCTGAGTCCGCAGCATCGATATCCATAACCAGAAAATGAGCCGTCAAGTAATGTTCTGCGAGTATGCCGATTTGTGGTTTATCTGACGGGTACAGGTCGAAGTTAAAGAGCGCGTCTTTCTCGGCTATCGCGTTCGTTATATCCGAGTCCATAACGTCCGGAACAGCAGAGCCAAACGTGAAATTACGGGCGAACTGCGCCTTGAATGAGGCGAGGGTTACGCTGGGCATTTATTTATCAGCCTCAGGTTTCGGAGGGCGTCCGGAACGTTTGGTGGGGGTATCAAGCGATTCTGTAACGATTGGCGACTCTTTACCCTTTAAGGCCTTTTCCCTTTCGTCGCAGGCCTTTTCCCTTTTTTCCACGTTCGTGATCCTGTCGCGCAAACTCTGTTCCTCGCGCGCCAAGGTAGCCGAGGACATCGTCGCGGGACCAGCAGGCGCAATATCCTGCGGGTAGCCGTTAATGAGCCTAAGAGCTGCAATCTCAGTCATCTCGACAGAATCCATCGGCTGAAGGGTAATGTCCTCGCCTGCGGCGTTTTTTACCGGCCAACTCCGTTTTCCTTTATTCGTCACGATCATTGTTTTTTCTTCCACTTGTTACTCCTTAAATTAATTGTACCATATATTAAAGCGGTACGCCATACCTTTCTTTCGCTAAATAAACGCCTGAATATTCCTGCATTTCTACTTTTACCCCTCGCCCTCGAGCAAGGCCGATCAGGTAAAATAAATAATCACGCTGCCCCCCATATTCCCAATCAGCCAGCATATCAACCCCGTGAAGCGCAATATCAGTATACCCCAGCTTAATGGCATAGGCGAGCATCCACGAAATAGATGAGGGGAATATCTCCCCGAATTCTTCTATAAGTTCACGGTACGGTAAAATTTCCCCCGTCTCACCCCAAGCCGTAACTACTTTATCCATTATCCCCGAGAGTCCCGGCTCCCAAATATCAGGGAAGTGTAACTGGAAAACTTTTTCGCACGGCTCGCATACCGTCGGCCCGTCAAAATACGCGGACGAAACTATCCACCGTTCCCGAGTCGCGTCCTGTACGCCTGCTAAAAAACGGCTCCCCCGGCCAATGATCGATAATGGTCTCATATGGGTAGTATGTATCAAGACATAAAAAAAAGCCACCCTTGCGAGTGGCTTTCCCTTAACAACGATTTTTTAGGTCGTCGCGGTCTTGTCGAAGTACAGTACTTCGCGCGGGCGATTAACCATAACACCGGAAAACTGGCCGTATGCAAGCTGTTCGAAATCGAATCCGTTCAGCGTGTATGCCTGGTTCATGGTGATGTCTACGGGAATAGTCAGCTTGAGCGTTTCAGGATCGTTCCTGTAAAGAACATAGCGATTTTTTACCGCAGGATTAAGCGTTGACTGAGCATAGGTCAGCGGAAGAATCCTGAAACCATCGTTGCGAGTCATTTTCTTAAGAGCATTCTCCAAATATTCCAGTTTGGAAATATTCGGATATGTCGCGCTTGCAGCCGAAGCCATGCCCAAATAATCCGCCGTTGGCATAACCAACGTATCAGGATTATCACGGGTATAGTTGCTATTGGCATAATACGCGGTCAAAAGGCCCTTAACGAAAGTCTGGAAGTTCGCATCGGAAAGACCAGAGATATCGTTATTGATCAGCGTAGTATTGATATTAACCGACGCGTTGGTCAAGAATCCGGTCAGCGTGGTATCTCCGGGAAGACCAATGAAGGCCAGTTCCTGAATCCCCAAATCCCAGTTCTTTTTCAAGCTACGGAGTTTTGCTTCCACAGGATCCCAATTTCCGACGTTTGCGGCTTCGGCAATCTGCGCGATATTCCATGTCGCTTTCTTTTTCCATGTGCGCACGGGCATACGGATCTGAGAAAGTGCGGTATCGACAGTAGCCGTCCGACTTCCACCCGAATTGGTTACGCCTTCAGCAAAAGAGCCGCCTTCGTAGAATTCGAGATTCTGGACGACTTCAGACTTCCATGCGGCTTCACCGACATCGACAGGAATATAGTCTTCGACAGATACTTCGTAAAATATCTGCTTAATGACCTGAGCACGGATAAACGACATCGAGTCAATCAGGTATTTGAAGCCTGACGCTGCGACGTCGATATCACCAGAAGAGTTGAAAAGGGGCAAGCCCTTGACAGTAAGTCTTGACATTATATTTCCCCCTTTCCTTAAGTTGTTCCGGCAGTTACGGCATCGTTCTTGAGATAGATACGTATGATATCGCCGATTCCGGCTTTATCAAGAGTATATCCAAGATATGCCTTGGTTCCAATTGCCTGTACACTTCCCGGAGTTGCAACAACACCGGAAACTTTCACGCCGCGAGTGAGAGCCGCGGCAGCTTTCAGGTACATTACTGCCCCTTCGATAGCCACCTCAACGGTGTCACCAGGCGCAAACGTTGCCTGTTTCAGAGACCGGCGAACGGTTCCGAAAATCGCCTGTACTTCGGTTGTGCGCTTATCGACGATAGGATCACCGGCAAGATCGGACGCGCCAAGGTCTACAAGGCGAATCGTTTCACCGGGTACAAGGTTTCCCGTCCCGTTCGGATTATACCGAACCGAAATGATGCTTTCCGCACCGAAAAAGTTTAAGGCGATATCGCCGACCGCTTTCCCGGGCTTAAATTGATTGACGTTTGTATCAACAGCCATTTATTTTTTACCCCCCTGCTTTACGGGCAAACTGTAACGAGCATGACCACGCGCCAAACGATCGGCTTCCGTGTCCATTCCTTCACCGCGCGGGTCAAAGCCAGTGTCTTTTGACGCAGCATTCTTGAGCGCGGTGTTAACCTGTCTTTTTGCTACAGAAGAAGCGCTGTTTGACAGCTGCTTTTTCTCGTCAACAGAAGCCTCGCCCTTGGTATCCGTCGGCGCTTCTGCGTTCTGCAAAGTATCGGCAGCCTCAGCGCCTGCACCGTATGCGGCGATAAGGTCAGCAACCTTTACCTTGGTTCCGTCAGGCAAAGATACTTCGTCTTCCGGAGTAAGTGTCTGAGCTTCGCCACCCGAGGCGCCTTGGCTCATTTGATATTTTTCGATGAGTTCGTACAAAGGAACCGGAGTTCCATTGACGTCGACGCTTGTATCGTCGTTCACCAAAACAGGTTTCTGTTCGCCACCCGCAGCGGCTTCCGGTTTCTTTTCCGGCTCAGGCTTTGCGGGCATTGCCGCGTTAGCCTTCGGTTTAATTCCAAAAAGACCCATTCCAGGCCCTCCTTTACTATTTGCTAAAATCCGTGACCCTTCGTATCGGGGTCTTGGGACTATTGCCATGTGCATATATTTTCCGTTTACGACTTCGCGGTCGTATTCTAACTCATGCCAAATTCCCCCGGTATGATCTTCATCGGGTTCATATGCGCACGATACGGAAAAACCTTTTTCAATTGCGTTCTGTGCGTCTTCGTCCCATACGGACATTTCGACCCACTGCCAGCCATCATCTCCCCATGCAGGAATAGTCGTCACAATACCAGCCGCCGGGTTTGATCCTATGTCTTCAAAGTTAAACGCGGTTTCTTTGTCCTGATCATTGTGGTGTTCAGGAACGAAAATAACCGGGCAATTACGAAAAGACGGACCCATATTATCCAAAGCCTCTTTCGAGACAAGGACAACGCCCTGATCTTGATCTTGATATGACATAATGCCGGGTTCGATAAACCGGACCTTATAACTCTTGGGATTAGCCATTAAAGTAGTTTCACTTGTTTTTCTTGAATTGTCAATCTATCACGCAACAGCGTCACTCCAATACCCAAACAGGACTACACCTACACCCATAATCTTCCCCAGGATGACCGCGACGCCCTGTTTTAGCGTCAACTATCGGGGGATCGTCTACCGAATGGATCGTGCCTTGCAGTTCTTTATGTTCCGGGCGAACTCGGATATCATGCGACGTTGACCAGCGATATCGCCTAACTCCTGCCGAACTTGCGCGATTCATCGAGAATTTACTAAAAAAGAGGGAAGTTTCCTGACGGGCGAGAAACTCGGCCTTATTCGCGGATACGTCCCATTCGCTCATGATCATATCAGTTAAGGAATCGTCACTCTCGGACGTTTGATACCTTTCGACCATATCCCTTAATCGGGTTGTTTGTTCCGGAGTCCAGTTTTTGACGTTCAGTTTTTGGGAATCGTTATAATCCCGGCGCAATTTCTCAGCGGTACGGCGGTCAAGAGTCGGACGGATACCGAGGGGAAGCGTTTCCGCGATATCGTCATTCATAGCGAAAAGGGGTAAATCAAGGCCGAAAGAAAGCGTTTTTATGGTTTCATCAACCTGCGCGGACATAGCGTCAATCTGCTTGTTTATCTTTTCGACAAGAGCTTTTCGGTTTCCCTCGGCCTTAAGAGCCGCGGCCAATACGTCAGCAGGAGGTCTCCCTTTCCACGTATTTGACCTCTTGTCGAAA